AGCAGTAGGATCAGTTCCTAATGTTAAAGCAGAAAAACCCGGGATGACAGGGAAATCTGTGGATGCTCAAATGACAAAAGAAGGTGTTGAAGAAGCAGTTGATGTATCTGTATCCACTGATGATGGTGAAGTAAACATTTCATCTGATGGTACAACTACAACAGTCACTACGTCAAACTCTGCCGCTGAACTTCCCATTGATGCTCTTGGAGTTGTGATCCTATTGATGACTTAGGACCGGAGTTGGATCCTATGCTTGATGATGAGATCTTCTTAGATGATAACGAACAGCCAGAATTTTCTGACTTAGAAGCATTAGAAATGGCTGAGCGTCTGATGGTCGCAGAACATCTAACAAAGAAAATGGATGAAGGTTGTGGGATGTCTGCAAAGCAGAAGAAGTTCGTTGATGATATGAAAGGTAAGAAGTTCTCAAAGAAGAACAAGAAGAAGGTTGATGATAAGAAAAAGGAGATTAAATAAAATGGATATACATGAAGCTGTAGGAGAAATGCTGAAGGTATCAGAAGAAGAAATGGTTCAGGCAAGTGAACCTATGGTTGACCAACCAATAGCAGACGAACCTGCTGTTGCAGAAGTCCCACAGATCACACCTGAATTGATTGCATCTCTCGTCGAGCAGATGCCTGAGCTGGCTGAATGTGATCAAGAGCAGTTGATGAGGGGTATGACCACTGAGGTAGAACATATTGAAACCTTGGGTGGTGATATCGCTGTTGTTGCAAAACTGGCTTGTGATCATATCAGAGAGTTTCCTGGTCAGGATTATTATGCTGCCTTGGAACAAATGAAAGCCCAGTTAGCAGAAACACCGGCTGAAGAAGGAATGCCGGGGGATGAAATTGAACCTGGTGGTGCTGTGGTAGAACCACCTCGCCAAGAGTCTCCTTTTGAATCAGTAAAGGAATCTGATGAACCAGAAGATGATGAACAATCAGCAATGAAGAAAGCAGCAAATAAAAAGGCTGAAGATAAGATTAATAAAGAAGAAGTAGAAAAATAATCTAGGAGATCGCTAATGAGTACGACCATTGATGATCTAAGAATGGCAACCAGCCGGATAGATAATGTTTCTACTCGTTTGGATGCCCTACAGCATCTTTTTAAGTGTGATGATGCAAATGTGCAATATACTGACGAAGGTGTTGAAATCGGTAGTGTTGAATTACAACATATCTTTCATAATGATCACGCAACAGTAACTTATGTTGTGTATAAGAAAGATGAAGCCTACCTCCCTATGCATGCCCACGATGAAAGTCACGAATACCTAATTATTGCCAAAGGTAAATTCTTGATGAAGTTTCGTGGTGGACACGGACGGATAATGGGAAGTGGAGAATGTTCTTCAATACCAATGAACACTGAACACACCTGTATTGCCTTGACAGAAGGGGCAGAACTTATAGCTATTTGTGTTCCACCAGAAGATGCTTATAAGTTAGGACGTGTGTGATGACAGACATTACAAAAGAAGAAATACACGCTTATACAGATGCCACTAATAAGACTGCGACTGCCCTTGAAAAGATAGCAGATAGACTGGAAAATATTACTGCTCAAGGGGCAGAATGTGGTGAGAAGATGAATCTAATTCTTGAACGGTGTAAGGAAGCTGTAGAAACCATAGTAGAATTAGAAGTACGCAGTAAGAAAATAAGGGGTGATATCATTTGGGTTAAGTGGTTATGGACAGTGCTGGCGGCTGTTGTGGCACTGGGAATAGTCATTACTGAACTAACACATAGGGTGCAATTATGAGTGGATTAATTCCAAATCGAGTAATTGATGTTGTGAGAACCTTCAATAATATTGGGGTTGCTCTTTATGGTATTGACTGTACTCTTTATGTTCCTACCAATCTGACCACACTTGAACCGGAAGACATCTACACATCACCAGATGATATTACATATAGGAAACATGGATGTATTAAGGTCTGGATCGAATGGTTTGTGCCTAAACTTCATAGGTTAAGGAAACTAGGGGTATTCGCGGAAGCAGAAACACCGATAGTAGCAAGGTTTCAGAATGTCCCGGAAGTCATAACTCAAAGTTACATCAAGATTAAGAGTGAATACATTCCGGGGAAGTTTGACACAGATGAGTTTGAGATCGTTGATGTCTTGATGCAGAATATGTATGACAAGGAAGTGTTTCGGTATTACAAACTAGCACCAAGAAGGAAGAAAAACACATGAGTGTAAAAGTAAGGAAGTTACAGAATGTTTCTGATTCTCAAATTCCTATTCAGATTGATCCTGCTACCACTATCTATCTTGGGGCAGGGGCGACGTTGGAAAACAAAACCGTCTATAACCTGGATTCGATTAGAGAATTCGTCAAGGTCGAGCAGGATTTATCGGAGATTGATCCTATCGTTGAAGGAAAAACATTATTATTTGATTAATATGAAAAAGAAATCCACAGACCCGGAATATAACAAGTTCAAGACGATGGCGTTACAGCTTCTTGGCAATAAGGTGTTCTGTGAATACATAACAATAGGGTTGAAGTTCAACTCTGAACCGGAAAGTTTCTTTGAGGAATGGGTAAGGAATAGTGTGATAAGACCAGATGCTGAACTCAAGAAGTGGGTTTGGCGATACTTTTTGTCTAATCTTTTTGAATACAGAAGGACACAAAAACTCTAATGGCAGCCACATCTTTCATAAGCACAATGGATAAAGGAATTGAAGCACTGGTCTTCTCTAAGTTCAGTCCGTTTCTTTTCATAAATGATCCTAATCAAGATAGTGTGTTCTATCCGGAAAGATTAGCACAGCGAAAGATCGCAGAAAAAAGGGGTGAAGGAACTGTTGAATTCATAAGTGTTTGGCGAGAAGGAATTGAATTTGATTGGCAGAGACAAAGATCACCACTTGCTCGTCAAGGAATGACAATGCAGTATGTTGATAGTAGTTCAAGGGATCGGTTAGTTACTATCAAAGCAGTACCAGCGACGATAAATTACAAGTTTCTGTTATGGAGTAGGGATTTGGATTGGATTATGCATGCTGTGGAAGCCTATATGATGTGGGTACACAGTTTCCCAAATCTGCTTCTTTACTATAATGGTTTGTATGAAATGAATATGTATATGAAGTTCGGTCCGGTCGTGGACAAAACAAACTACGACATCTATGAAAAGGGACAATACTTCGTGTATGAATTTCCCATAGCTCTGGACGGGTGGGTACTAACGTCAATAACTACAAAGACAATATTGACGATCATTCTGGATCTGTATATCAGAGAAGGAACTAGCCCTAACTATCGGGACACATTGATTGATGAATACATAATTACAGCAACACCTTGAAAACAATTTTAACAAAATAAGGAGGGTTTGATATGGCGTTCTATCTTAGTCCAGGCGTTTACACAAGAGAACTTGATTTAAGCAACATCGTTCCAACTGTTGCCACGACCACTGCCGCCATTGTTGGTTATTCAGCAAAGGGTGATACTACGCAGATTCGTTTGATTACTAATACCCAACAGTTCATTCAGGAATACGGTGAACCTACATTGGGTAATAACTTCCATTATACAGCGTTAGCATTCCTAGAGACCGGTAATCAGTTGTGGTGCTATCGTGCTCAGAATGGGGCGTTGTATGGTGGTGTGAAGATTAAAGAAAGCACCAGTGTTCAAGCCAATGCCGCGATTTCTTCCGGGGCAGCTAGTCCTGATTACCAAGATGTTTCTGGTGAAGACAATCTATTCAATATCTATGGTGTTAATCCGGGTGTTTGGAATAACAACATTGGTGTTAGGGTTCTCCGGACCACTAATAATGATGCTCTATTCGTGTTTGCCATTGAGGTCTATATATTGACCACAGCCGGTACATATGAAAGAGTTGAATCTTGGACGGTATCCAGGAAGACACAGTTGGATGGATATGGCAGACAGCAATATATGGAAACTGTCATCAATGGATTCAGTAATTATATCTGGGTTGCAGACAGCACGATTGCTGACAGCACATTACCGAAGGAACAGGCAACAACTTTGGCAATGGCTCAAGGATCTGATGGAAGTGCGATTGCAGATGCCCAGTTAATCAATGGTTGGGATTTGTTTATTAATCCTGATGATGTTGATATCCGTATCTTGGTTGAAGCAGGATTCTATTCTGTTGCAGTTCAGTTGAAGATGCAGTCGGTTGCTGAATCACGAAAGGATTGTATCGCTATCCTTAACATTGACCCGGCACAGACAACATCTGTGGCTTCAATGATCAACTGGCGAAACGTAACACAGAACATCAATTCAAGTTATTGTGCCTTGTATGCTCCATTGGTTCAGATTTATGATCCTTACAATTCCACAATAACGAATGTTGCTGGTTCTGGATATGTCGGTGCTCAATATGCCTACACAGATTATATCAGGAATACTTGGAGTGCTCCTGCTGGTCTGAATAGGGGCATTATGAATGTCTTGAGTGTTGTGGATGCTAATGGAACACGATTGGCATTCTCTCAAGGTGAACGTGATACATTGTATCCAGCACAGATCAATCCGTTGCAGATCTTCCCGGGTTCTGGGAATGTTATCTGGGGTCAGAAGACTTTGACGACCACCGCATCTGCTTTGGATCGTGTCAATGTTCGAAGGTTGTTAATTATTATTGAAAAAGCAATGGCAATTTCTCTACGAACATTCGTGTTCGAACCGAATGATGAAAATACTAGGTTCAGGGTTACTGCTATGTTAGAAAGTTATCTTGATACATTGAGTGGGGCTGGTGCGTTCCAGACAACCACTGCGGATAGCAAGGGTTATCAGGTCGTTTGTGATGAAACAAACAACACACCTGATACCATTGACCGTAATGAGCTTCACGTTGATGTATTCATTAAGCCAATAAGGGTAGCTGAGTTTATCCAGTTGCAGGTTATTGTTACTACAACAGGGGCTAGTTTCGATGAACTTATTGCCAGGGGTTATAACCTGTAATCAGGAATATAAATAAGGAGGAATGATATGCCGTTAATGGGATTAGATTCATTAAAAAGTAATTTGACTAACCCGGCAAGAACGTATTTGTGGGAAGTATTGATTCCTGTTCCTATTGGGGATGGGGATGTTACGACCTACACAGTTCGGGCTCAATCGGCTGAGATTCCCGGCAGAAGTAATGGTGAAATTACCATTCCTTTCAAACAAACTGCTGGAATCAAAGTTGCAGGAAAATTGAAGTACGATCAGTCTTGGGCAATAACCTTTATCGAGGGTGAAGACAAGAAAGTTCTGGATGCTGTATCATCTTGGCAACAGCAGATTGTTCATAATGTTACCGGAATTGGTGTTGGTGATCCATTCTATAAGAGTGATGTTTATCTTACTGCCATCACAACTGCCGGTGCAAACTATATGAAGATCAAGTTGCGTGGTGCTTGGATTCAGAATGTTGGTAAGGTTGCATTATCGTATGCCAATGATGGTACGATTACTTATCCGGTCACATTCGCCTTTGATACTTGGGAAGAGGCGTAATCTATGCCGGGTTTAAGTGTTCCCGTTGATTGGATTTTGGCGAAAGCACGTTTCCAGAGAAACTATCTCTGGGACGTGCTACTGCCGGATATTGGTTTCTCAGCAGGTGGTCTAATAGGTTTTGGTTTGGGTCAGTTGGTGAGAGAAGTCCAATTTGGTGACTATAGTATGGATAACTCCAGGAATGTTCGTGTGGGTCCATATGAAGCCCAGTTTGCAGGATTATTAAAGGCAGATAGGATTCGTGTAACCTTTGTGAAGACAATGCCGGATGCTGTATCTGCATACGTCAATGCTTGGAAAAATCTTATTATTGGAAAGGATGGTTTATTCAAGACCAAAGATAAGTATTCCAAGACTATGTATGTCAGGTTTCTGGATTCAACAGGTATCGCATTGGGTAGGTATAAACTGATTGGGTGTTTCCCTGTCATTTATCCTAAATACCAGATGAATTATGAAAACAATGATTTGACCACAGTA